CCCAATCGTCCCCGGACCCAGCGTCAGGCAACACCGCCTGCCGCAACTGGGAACCCTCCCCCAGATGTTCAACAAGTATCTTCAGGAGGAGCACAGCCAATGGACGCAGCTAGTAGATCGACATCCCCTGGATGGACTAATCTCAACGCAATGGCTGAACCGTTTTTCCCCCAGGCAGCAACGGGAACTGAGGGAAGCCCGGGCGGGAGTGATGCATGTGGATCTGCATCACAAACATGCCCTAACTAAAGCTTTTATTAAGATCGAGGCCGGCCCGGCGTGCACAGACCCTCGTAATATCTCCCCACGCCGGCCTGAATTTCTTGCGATTATCGGGCCTTATATATATGCGATCGAAAAAGCTGCCAAAAGCGCTCCTTTCCTGGTCAAGGGGTTGGGACCCCTCGCCAAGCGTAAGGCTATGGAGTGCTTTTTGGATTATCCCGTGTTCTTTGAGACTGACTATAGCAGGTTTGATCGTACAGTCTCCCAGGATTATCTCAAGGTTGTTGAGATTGGCCTTCTTGAGATGCTGTTTCCTCCTTCGGAACACCCTCTCCTTCACACCGCCTGTAGTTTCTTACTACGTACCCGGGGACTCCACTCCCTCGGTATCTGGTACACTACTGACGGCGGTCGGTGCTCTGGTGATGCCCAAACTTCCGTATTCAATGGGCTCATCAATCACTTCAATACTTGGCTCGTCCTCCATCATCTCCCACGGAACTCATGGCTTTCAAAGCATGAGGGAGACGATGGCCTCATCGGCACCACTTCGGCGGTCGCGGATGATGTCGAGATTTGCTTGCAGTACATCGGAACGCTTGGTTTCAAGCTGAAGATCTTCCGGTCTACTTGTCTCGAGGACACCACTTTTTGTGGGCGGTTTTATACCGGAGCGGCAGGCCGTATTGAAGACTGCGCCGACCTCCACCGAGCTCTGGCCAAATTCCATGTCACTTGCACATCCGGTCGCCTCACCGAGCTGGCCCTGTGTAAGGCTCTCAGTTACTATCACACTGACAGCGACACCCCTATCCTGGGATGGTGGTGCTTCTGCATCATCCGTTTTCTGCTCCCGCGGATGCGGCCCAAGTGGGCTCGCGTCGTCTTGCGCAACCTTCGGACCCAAGAGCGTCTGAGGCTTGTTGAGGCTCTCTCTGCCAAGCGGTACGCTCATCCGCCTGGCCACTCCCCCGCCCTCCGTGCACTCATCATGCACCGGACCGGTTGGGGGGCTGGCGTCATTGACCACTCGGAGTCGCTGTGCCGGGATGCCATCCACTTGGATATCATCCCTTGCCTGCCCCGATTGCCTATCTTTGACGAAATTCAGGCAGAGAATCAGAATTCGACACTGTACCACGGAGGGACCATTATTACGTGAGGTCGCAGCTCACTCTCGGTCCTGCGCATCGACAGAAGTTGACTGTAACAACTAGTTTCTTGCATCCCTGTCTTTGCCCACTCCGCAAACATTTCGCGCATACCATGCCTCGGAATAATGCTCCTGCTCAGTCTCGCCCCCGCCGCCCTGTTGCTGTACGCACTGCTGGTCCTCCTGCAGTACCTCGCAACAGACCCGCCCCCTCCTCCTCTCGAGGAGGCGGGCGGCAGCCCTCTCGGAAGCCCACCGGCGTCGTCACCGAAACGTTCACCATACCGCTCGGAGATGTCGTGGTAAAGAAGAGCGCCAGCGCCACCGCCACCGCGGCCTCGCTGTTGCCCTCCTCTGCTAACCTGCCCTCCGTCTATACCCAGATCCGCGGCTACTCACTCCACCGACCTCTCTCGGCTCGAGTGACCTACCGCCCCGCAGCTACTGACCAAGCTGGCCAGATGGCCATGGCCTACGATCCCGCCTTGGGTGACTTGGTCAAGACCCCTGCCGCTCTGCGTGGGTATGAAACGACCGCAGGAGGACTCGTCGGAGCCCCCCACACCCTCACCATTCCTGGCCACGCGTTCTCACACGTCGCCTGGACCTCCTGGGTTGGGCCCTCCCCTTCCTGCCCTGGCTTCGCACTCCTGTGCGCTTCCATCCCCGCCGCCTCCACGACCGACGTAACACTCGGGTCCCTGGAACTGCACTTGACCCTCCAGTCCAAGAGCAGGCGGCCGCTGCCCTCCTAGGCGGGCGCATCCCCATCGCCGCTGAGATCTCCTGATCGTTGACGCGGCTTCACCCCCAGCCACTTGCACAGTTGAGGCGTGGACGCTGCATCACACCAGCCATCCATTGCAAGAGTGGTCGGGCAGTCTGCCCCTCTCAGTTCCCGCTGGGAGGGTCTCGTGGTACGTACGCGAGAGCACAAAATGTACGCTAAGCGACCCCCGGTAAGTCCGG